CGCACGTCTTGCACCACTCGTGGAAGTAATCCGCAACGATGGCGTTGTAGTCGCGGTCACCTGTCGTCGGGCTGTACTCATGGGGCGTCAGGTAGTTGCCAAACTTGCGGCTGATCTCGCGCGCCTCTGGAAAGTTCTCCACGAGGTCGCGGCTTTCCCACATCATCACAATGCGGTCGCGCACAGTCGTCGATGACTCGCTCGGCAGACCGTACTGCTTCGGCGCGTAAAGCCGGTTCGTCGTTGCCGCGTTGTAGTTGAACAGCGCGGCCTGCACGCGCGACTCCAAGCGCTTCAAGCCCCAGGCCGGAGCGATGGCCGAGATGGCCTTGTCATACCAAGGCGCGGTGCTGATGACCTTTGAAGCGTCGAAGTCCATGTTAGTTGCCGTTGAAAGAAACGAAAGTCTGGTCGGTCGTCGTGCCGGCTTGATAGTCGATGGCCGACTGGATCTGACCGAGCATGATGTTGAGGCGGGTCAAATCCGCACGGGTCACGCTCTTGCCGTTGAGGCTGTAGGACGAATTCACCAGCACCGCGCGGATGGCTGCAATGGTCTCGGTCTTCAGCGTTGCCAACGTCGCGCTGTCCAGTCCTTCAAACGGATTATCGTTGCCCATGTAAAAGCGGCAACTGTCCAACCTTTTGACGGTGGAACTCGCTAGCGTTAATCCGATTTATCCGCAGGCGGCGTGTACCGGATGACGCCGGCAATGGTCGCCATACAAAGCAGCATAGCCGAGGTGTCCAGGCCGTGGTTCGGCGCGTTGCTCCGCACTTCGCGCCATTCCCAGACGCCGGAACGCACTTCCACCTTGGACTCGCCCTTGAGATGTTCGAGGTAGAGCGGGTTGGCATCTGATGGAATCTCCCACTTCAAATCGCCCTTGCCATCGAGCGCCACCGCTAGCGTGTCTTTGAAGTAGTCGCCCGACCACTCGTAAAAGAAGACATCGCCTCCGCGGTAGTCACTCACGCGCGGCTCAGAGAACGGGAAGTTGACCAGCTTGTCGCTGTGCTCGTCGCGCATGGTCCACGTCTTGCGACCGTAGCCACGCATTCCTCGCCACCCAAACTCGGCACAGTCACGGTCGACATCACTCGGCCGGTAGCCTCTGTCCTGCGCCACGCACGCATCCGGCACTTGATAGATGCGCTGCATCTCGCGCAGCTGGTCTCGCGTGTCGATGCGGCCAAACCATAGCTGGCGATAGCGCGGACCCGTGGCCGTGCTGAATGCTCCGATCTCGACCCACCAATGATCTAGCTGGCGGTCAAGTGCCATGAACCGGATGACCTCGTTGTCGATCTTCTCGCCGGCACGATACTGCGCCGTCGTGTAGCCAGAATCCTTCAGGAAAAGGTTTATCGTTTTCTTCGTGACCAGCCATGGCTTGGCCTCACGCTTCGTTCGAAAATCAATGCGCATCTGATCATCACCAGTCCGCAGTGAGTGATTCTCGGCCTCGCACCAGTCCTCGACCAGCAGGCGCATAGGACGTGATACGAGCGCTTCGATGCGAAAGGATTGGACCTCTGCCGTGGCGTCCGGTCGCTGCGGCACATAGTGGCCGGACTTCTTCCAGGCCTCGCGCGTAGCATCAGAGTCGCTCGACTCATGGCCGCAATGGATGCAGCGGAAGCGGCACGACTCCACCGCGCGCGCCACGTCCCACGAGTTGTCGTCGCGCTTGGCTGCTCGGTCCCAGACTACGCCGGCCCGATTGCTTCCGTCTACTTGATCGAACGCGATGACGTGAGGCTTGTGGCAGCTGGGACATTCTGCGTGCCACTCCTGCTGATTGCCGGAAGTGTAGCTCGCGTGCTCCACGTTGCCGGTTTGCTCGTCCATGATCGGAGCCTGCGACACGTTGTAGACCTTGGAGCGCCCGACCTCCTCAAACTTACTCACGCGCGCGATAGCGTGACCGTAAGTCTCTTGCCAGCGTGGAAGCCAGATCTCGTCGTTGATCTTATACCGGATCGACTGCGATTGCTGCGTGGACAGATTGGCAGCGTTGAGCGTCAGGAAGAAGCCGCCAAAGTAAATCTCGGTGGTCGTGCGGTGCGGTCCCGGTTTCGGCAGCATGGCAGCTACCGGCCGGCAACGCTCAAGCAAAGGCCAAAGCCGCGTCTTCGCGTGCCGCTCGACCATGTCGTCGGTCTGCATCGTCCAGCTGATCGGTCCTGGATCGTTTGCGATGATCCACGGCAGCCACACGTCAGCAACTAGCGTCCCGCCGATCTGTACCGCTTTGCGAAAATGGACACGTCGGATCAGCGGATTCTGCAACGCCTCAAAGATAGGCACCAGCCACGGCGAAAGGCGCACGTTGAACGGTCCAGGCGTGGCATAACTCTCTGGCAGCTGCACGTTGCGCCGTGCCCAGTCATAGATTGGCGCACGGTCGGGCTGCGACAGCGCAAAGTCTGCGAGCAGTTGTTCCTGGTCGGTCACGGTATAAGTTGCAGCACGTACTTCGCAAACGCTTCGCTTTGACTTATTCCGCGAGCTTTGCACCACGCGCAAAACCGCTTGGCGACTTCAGGACGCACGCGCACCGTCACGCCGACGGCGCGTTGGTCAGGCGCGAGCGGCTTGCGGCCCGCGCCGATGCGTTTGCCGCCGGCGGTCATTAGTTAAGCTCCGAATTCCGCGAACCGTAGAAACGGACGCTGCCTTTTTTCACATTGCCCTTAGAGTCGAGCGCAACCGTGAAACGCTCTTCGTGTTTTCCGAAGCGCACGGCCTTGATATCGAGCGTGCTGCGGTCAGAGCGGACCAACTCCATGCCGGTCAAGGTCACGGAAATCATGGCGAGCTGGGCGGTGATTTGTGCGATGTGTTTTGAGTTCATGCCTAAGACCATATCCCGCGTTTGATTGATTGCAAGCACTATTTCAAACAATCTTACCTCCTAGCAGTCGCGGATCAGTACCACCTCGCCAGCCTCAAGCGTCATTTCTTCTTTGGCCTTCCGCCAAGTTTGCCGTTGCTGCGCGCTGCTTCGCCTTTGGCTGTAGACTTAGCTTTGCCCCCACGCCGGCCAAGTTCGCGCATGACTTGGCGGATGTCATCAGGAGTTGGCTGCATAAGGTAACTTTTATCTTAGACCCGCACAAACTGACCCGTTGCCTTGCTCTGGTACACCATGAACTGCGCGCCGCGGACGCCCTTCGCAATCCACATCTTCGGCTCCCATCCGCGGCTCATCAGGTCCGCAGCGGTGAGTTGCCCGACCGCAATCTCGGTCAGGCTGTACTGGCGGTTGTCGATCTTGGTGGTGTTGTTGTTTTCCATGCGACCACTAAAACCCAAGCCGCTTGGAATTGCTAGAAAAAAGAGCATAGAACGGCTGACCCGATTTGTAACCTTACGCCTCGGCTTCCTCTACTGTTGCTCCTGATTTGCTTTGAGTTACGGCGTCGCTTTCGAACCTTGCTATGTTGCCGGCGATGACCTCGCGGATCTCGTCCAGGATACGGCTGCCCTCCACGTTCGCTTCCGCAGCTGATTTGCCAACGATACGCGGACCAAGTTCAACCTCCAACTTGAGCCGCAGCAGCAGATCAAGCTTCTGACTGAGCAGCCGAAGCATCGACCGGACAACCTCGCGCTCCACCAAGTCGCCACGCTGCGCGCTTATCTTCAAATCCTTCAGCGTGATGTCACGACGCAAAGCCTCTGCTTTAAGTTCTGCTAGGTTGTTGCCGTCTGCTTTATTGACCTGCTTGTTCAGACCACGCGAGGCCGCCCAGTCCGCGATCTCCTGCGCCTCCGCTCCCTCGGGAAATCCCTCCACGCGCCGCCAACCGTAAAAGGTTTGCCGACTAATACCAAGTGCTCTTGCAAGTTCTGTTGCAGTTTTTTGCATCAATGCCTCTTCCCTAATGCGTCACGTTAGCAAAAAGAACCAAATCCGTTTTTTTGGGCTAGGTGTCGGAACCCGCGACCCGTGCAATTGCAAAAAAGATTCCTTAGGGGCGCCACCCCTATGCGTCTGCAATGCAAATGCGGTTTCCCTTTGCGTTTACACATAGCTGGCGTCAATTTTGTTTTGCATTAGCGCCTTCGTGCCTAGCGATGGCTAGGGCGGTATAGGCCAGCACAAGATCTCGCGCTAAAGGCCAAGGAAAGGCCATCAGTGCGTGTCCTCGCCTGCCGTGCACGACCGCCTCAGCGCGTCTGCGCTACTCATCGCGTCCTCGTGGTGCGCCACGGTGTCGCGAAGACCTTGGAGCATAAGGGCCAGATGGGGGAATATGGCTTTAATCGCCTTTTGGTCCTGCGTCCATTGCCAGTGCAACGCCTGCCGAGTAAGGCCACGGTTGCGTGCTTGGTCCTCGTAGGACGACACCACAGCTTCGACCTGACCACACCCGACGTGGAGCACCGTGCGATAGGCCGAGGGTGAGAGGTCAGCAATCGTCGCCAGCCGGCGAACCAACGCAGCCCCCTCGGAGTGCTTTACCTCGTCCAGTTCAAGCAGACGCTCGCAGATCTCGGACAGCAGCTTGGCCGCCTCGCTAGTCGCGGCCGGACTGCGACGACTGACAGGCTCACGCCCTAGCGAGTAGGTAATCACGGCTTAGAGTCCCTCGACTGGATTGAGCACCAGGCGCTCATCGTCCTCGGTTAGCTGGATCGCGTCCAGCCCCTCCATCGGCAGCACGCCCATCTGCTCGCGTGCCTGCACAGCGTCGATGACCTTTTTGAGGCGTTTGAGACGCTCGTTGTACTCTCCGGTTACCGCCTTCTTGTGCGCTTCCAGCTGAGTGATAGCGCGTAAAGCCCGCGACGTTAGTCGGAGCGCTTCGAGTTCCTTATCGTCGGACACAGTCTGATCTCCTTTTTGAGCTTGGCGTTCAGCCTCAAGTGCTTCTGCCAAGCATGGTTTGATACGAGTTTAGGTTTACCTGCCACAGATTATCGGTCAGAGCGTTATGCTCCACGGTGTCAATACGATAGCGCGCAGTTCTCAAAAAACTTGCAGCGCGATGTTATACTTGGCGGCAAGGCTAACGATCAGCTGGCGCGTGTTGGCGTCAGGTGCGGCGTCATAGAGGCCTTGCAGCGTTTCTTTGGTTGGGATCATACAAAATCGTCGTCGGTTGCTTTGGGTTTGATCGGTACGAACTGCATACCGAGGCGGTCAAAGGCGAACAGCGCCTCAAGGCCAGCCGGACCATTACGGCACTTGGCTTGGTACAGAATCACGTCGAGCGTGCGTCCTTCGCTCATTGCATCCTCGTTGGCTGGGTAAAGGAACCAGACACGGTCGGCGTCCTGCTCTATCGCCCCAGACTCACGCAGGTCCGACAATCTCGGCCGGCGCTTCTTCTCCCCTTTGTCCACCTCGCGGTTCAGCTGCGCAAGCAAGAACACGGGAACCTTGAGCGTGCGAGCGAGCAGCTTAAACGCACGCGACATTGCAGCGACTTGCTGCTCCCGGTTCTCTCGCCCTGATCCAGCCGGCGGCGTGACCAGTTGCAGATAGTCCACGACCACAGCGCCCAGACCTTGCGGAGATGCGGCCAGCAGCCGGCAGACCGCCTCGATCTGCGCAACGCTGCGCGCGTGCTCGACCTCGTAGATGCGGAGGGTTGCAAATGTGGCAAGAGCGTCCAGTTCTGCTGCGATGGTCTCATCCCATTGCGGCCGCGGATTCACTCTCAGCCGAGCCATGCGGGTAAGTATCTCCTCGGCCGACATCTCAAGCGAGAAGAACGCAGTCGTGGCTCCCTGCGCGATGTTGTGAGCCACTTGGCCTGCGAAAGCACTCTTACCGGCCCCAGGCCGTCCAGCAATGACGATCAGCTGACCTGCCTTGCACGGCGAGGCCTGCTGGTCCCATTCGGCGCAGATAGACGGCACAGAGTCGGACTGGTCGGGCGTGAGCAGTAGCCGTTTAGCGTTCGCGGCAACCTCGGCCAGTGTGCGGCTCTTTGCTCCGGCGGTGATGTCCTGCGCGCTCCGGATGTGCGGTTCAACGCCAGCCCAGATGTCGGCCCACTCCTTCGCGCTCCCGTCCTTTGCTGCCTCAAGGCCTGCAGCCATTGCGGTGATGAGCTTCCTGCGGCGCGATAGGTCGATGACATCAGCAGTCAGGCGGCGAAGGTGTAGGCTGGTTGCCTCAAGTGCTTCAAGGTTGGCAATCTCAAGCGCAGATGGCTTTGCTTCGCCATCTAGGCCAGCAATGGCACGGTACAGCCCAGCCGAGTCAGGATGCGTCCCTTCAGCCAGGCAGACCGAGCCAGCCCGCCACAGAGCATGGCAAACCGGATCGCTGAAATGGTCTGCAAGGACGCCTTCACCTGCTGCGTAGGACCAGCCAGCGATGCCTGCGACCATGCAGGCCGAGATAAGGCGGCGCTCGGCCGTTTGATTTACGCCAGGCGTGCTCAAAGCTGGACCCTCGTGACGCGCGGTCCGTTGTCAGCAAATGACTGCTTAGGAGCGGCACAAAGCGCCCAGTGCTTTGCCAAGGCGGTTGGCGTCAGCGCAGCACCTTCGAAGTGGGAGCGGTAGTTTGCAGCACGGCGTTTGATCTCCTCGACGGTTA